TCAAATCGCGTCGGGTGCAAACGAGATGACGCAGTGGAAGCGTGTCGGGCTCATAACCCGGAAGTCAGTTGATCGAAACAACTTCTCGTTATCTTTACATGATGTAATACCATCATGTAAAGATAGCCATTTAAAAAAATAACCTCAATATATATAAAATGTCTGGTGGTATTGCCCAACTCGTCGCCGTCGGTGCCCAGGATGCCCACCTCGTCGGCCAGCCCGAAGTGAGTTTCTGGCGCTCGAGCTATCGTCGTCACACGAACTTTGCTACAACCGTAGAACGCCAAGTCCTCCAGGGGACTCCATCCGATGGTGGTATCTCCACTGTGCGCTTCGAGCGTAAGGGGGACCTCCTCAGCTATTGCTACATCACTCGTCGCGGCCCAACTGCGTACAGCAAGTCCGATTGGACCGGTCGCATCAAGAAGGTCGAATGGTTGGTCGGGGGCCAGGTCATCGACGAACAAACCTCTCATTTCTCCCAATACATCGCTCCAACTACGATGGCCCAAAACTACACTAAGTCGCCAACTGCGACCTCCGCTGACTCCTCCTTCTACCCACTCCGCTTCTCGTTTTGCGAGAACTGGCAATCCGCGGTTCCATTGGTGGCGCTTCAATATCATGATGTTGAGTTGCGAATCACTTGGAATACCCCAGCGAATGATGACTACGAAGTTCACGCTCAATATGTGTACCTCGATACCGAGGAACGCACGGCGCTTGCTTCCACGGCACAAAGCATGGTTATCACTCAAACTCAAAAGTCTATCCAATCTTCGGCGGCTATCCAGGAGGTCAACTACAATCATCCAGTGAAATATATCGCGGCTGCCAAGACTGCTGGTAACGTTGGCTTCGCTGCTGGTAACCTCCGTCTCCAAATTAACGGTACCGATGTTACTGATGCCAAGAAGGCGAACCCACACTACACCGCTTGTACTTTGTACTACCACACGGCGGCGTCTGCGATCGATACGTCTAGCGCCGGCAAATTCCTGTACCCATTCTGCCTCGAGACCTCGAAACTTCAGCCAACAGGTTCGCTCAATTTCAGTCGTTTGGACTCGGCCCGTTTTGTGACGGATTCCGGTACCTTCGATACCGATTTATATGCCGTTAACTATAACATTTTACGTGTTGAAAACGGCATGGGTGGACTCATGTACTCTAATTAAATTACAGGCTAATAACAAATGCTCTGGCAGTATTTATTTCTTCTAGGATTCGTTTTTATACTTACGTATAATCCAGAATCCAGGACGCTCGAAAAATTCATCAATCCACATCCAGTGGAAGTTACTTAAAAAAATTCAACGTTTCTATTGCATAACCATGATTTCTTTCGATAGAGAAACACTCACATTAGTGGCTGTTATTGTAGCGATCGCGGCGAGTTTGTATTTGTACAGGGAGTTTACAAAGACAAAAAGCGATATCGAAGGAATCAAGAACTTCTGTAATACAATCGTTCAAGCGCACACACCACCCCCACCACAAAGACGTCAAATCATCACGGATGAAGACGGTGAAGAGGAAGATATACCTGTCAAGAAAGTTGCCGAATCAGAAGAAAATTAACATCTCGGAGAATTATAACTTGCGACATCGCAATGAAGAAGTATAAATCTATCGCAGTACCGGTAACATTCACAGGAGATAAACCAAGATTCCTCACGGTGAGAGATAAGCGCTTTAAAGATTGGATATTCGTGACCGGAGGGTGTAGACGACGAGAGATATTTAATCCCATAAGATGTGCTCTCCGTGAACTTGAAGAAGAGACTCGTGGTGTGGTTTCTTTGAAGAAAGGCGAATATACAGAATTTAAATTTATTGTTAAAGAAAGTCCTACAGTGGATCTAGAATATAACGTTTTTGTGTTCTTTGTGGAATATACAAGGTCCGAACAACAAGATCTTATAAAAAAATTCAACGACGAGAAACAAAAAACGATAGCTAAAAAAATACAAAAACAACCAATAAAACGAACACATGACGAAAATGATTTCATGTCATTTGACACTCTCCAGGAATTCAGAATGAAAAAACAATGGGATCGTATCACTAAAAATGTACTCGAAAATCAGGAATTTTATTCGTGTGTTACATCACTGAATAGAAAATCCTTTTCTATTAAATAATGAAGTCTAAGAACTACATTTTGATGGAAATACATGACTTATTGGTAAATAAACATTATTACACACCCAATAAGGCAAATAAGTATATAGAACAGCACAGGGATGATAAAGTGTATGAACTTTTGGTAATAAAAAAGAATCTCCGAGAAACAGAGACGGAGAGACCAGACGTGTCTTATAGAAGAACGATGTGGAGAGATTTTGGTGAAGATGACGAAGAAGATTAAAAAGAAGACTCATTATAATGGTAAGTATGTTCAAGGAGTGGTGTAAGCAACATGGCTTCTTTGAAAAGAACCCCAATCCATCACACGTGTTCATGGACGGTGGCGTATTGTCCGTACCGTTTGATAGATTGACTGAATTTTATGAAAAATACATCGAATGTATACTCTTAAATGAAAAGGTATATCTCGTTGAACAGAAAACAACACACGCTTATAACTTTTTCGTCGACCTTGATTATAAGGATGACGACGTACTAACAATCGAAGAAATCAACCGTGTATGTAAAGTCATATGTGACAAGGTAAGTAAATATGGTGGAAAAGACGCTCTTGTGTGCGTTTCAAAACCAAAGAAAGTGGACGATTATATGAAGACGGGTGTACATATAAATTGGCCAGACTTTCCTCTAAATAGATCATCTGCCATCGCATTAAGACAGCACATTATAAAGTCACTTAATATAGCATATGGCTCAAAAGATTGGAATGAGATAGTCGATTTGTCCGTGTATGGGAGTAGTGAACGAAACACGCGTGGGAGTGGGTTCAGAATGCCCTTTTCGCATAAATGGGTAACACATAAGGCGTGTAACGGTAAGGGATGTGAACATTGTCATGGAGGGAAAGAGATACAGGGTGAGTATTTACCTATACTTTTGTATAAACATGGACCTCTCGCAATGTTTCAAAGGATATCACCCGAACCGACGCTCGAAATTATGCGCATGGCCACACTTCGAAGCGAATCAAGAAATCCAAAAATTATAGAAGGTGCATCTATCAAAACAGAGGGATCATTCACATCTGCACAAACTAAAAATGAACTAAAAGATCCAGAATCGTGTGCACTGTTAGAGACGTTTATTCGTAAACATATGGAAGGTCAGTCCAATGCGAGAGTCAAAACCGTGTACAAGGAGAAAAATAGTTACCTCGTGGCGACTACATCCAGGTACTGTGAAAACACCAAAAGAAATCACGTATCAAACCATGTGTGGTTTCATATAACGGGTGACACCATAACACAAAAATGCTTTTGTAGATGCGAGACGATGAGAGGTCGATTTTATGGGTTTTGTAAAGATTTCTCGGGACGAAGACACCAGTTACCTCCAAATATCGTCGAAAAACTACAGGTGAAAAAATACAAGACACTCCCTAAGAAAAAGAAGATCGAAAATCCAATAGAAAATATAACAACTGATCTCGATGTATTCATCAAAAAGTACATCCTCAAGGATGTTGATTTTGATATAAAAGAGGTCAGGCGAGAACGTGGTATCAAAAAAAGAACCGTACACACAAACCATATATGCAAAGTGTGTCACGAATTGGTGACGTTTGACATATCCAAAGATGTCATTCAACAAAAGTGTAAATGTAACACTAGGAAACACAGGCTTATAGATAAAATAGCATCTAAATTATAAATGCTAGCCGTTGTGTTATTGATTGCGTTTGTATATATGGCATCCAAGATGGTCAAACGGGGCGTTGATGATGAAGTCATTTATGGACTTATAAAGCAGACATATAAATATTCGGGAATAAATGATGTCTTGTACAGAGAATTCCTCGCGAATATAAACATGGCTCTCGAGTTCAAGGAGCATGAGGAAATATCACGCAAGCTTCTCGATCGGGCAACTGGAAATCTCGAAGAATTGGCACTTTACATGGTATCGAGCGACACGTCCATATCAGAAGAAATAGAAACTCTTCTGCTTAAAATAACAATAGAATTTGATAATATATATAGAAGGACTTAAAGATGTAATTATAGTAACTAACATAAATGGCCACTTTTAGGACTAGATCTGGTCGCATTTCAAAGCCCCCGAATCGCCTCGAAGTTTTCGAAGAGGTTGAAGATGATTATACCGATGATGAAGACGAGGATTTCGATGAGAATGATTACGATTCAGAGTCAGAATCGGAATCAGACCATTACGATGACGAAGATGCCGATGAAAATGGAAATTTAGCTGGGTTCATCGTCGATGACGATGACGATGAAGATGATGAGGAATAATGTAGTTAAAAAAATGAAACACAGATTTATATAATGGAGAGTGACATCGGAAATCCAATAGAGTATAATCCGGCTATCATAGATAAGGATCCACCGGAACAAGCTCCGGTTACTGATTTGCCTCCGGAGTATTACTATCCACCGGCTCAACCGCCGCCACCACCTATGTCCCATTATCAAGAAAAGATTGATGTATTTTCGTCATTAGATAAGACTGCATATATAATTGTATTTGTGGCATTCATTCTAGGCTTTTTTATGGGGAAAACCATGCAGCCAGTCATTCTTCGCCCAAATTGAGGATGAAGAACCCTTAAAATCACCGGTCGATCCTTCGGTCGAATCCAAAAAATATGCGCGACTCACGACGAGAGGATCTTTTGATGCAGCTTCAGCCACGTCTGTAGCAGATACGTATACATCATCCTCTTCTTCCATCTTCCGTTTAAGTTCCCTGACTTCCCTGTCTCTCATGCTTAAACCGAATATGTATAACACGATAAGAATGGTCACCACATTGAGTGCTATGGCCAACATACTTATTATATATGTGATTTTATTTTTGTAATTAGTTCGGGTTCACTTCTTCACCGCTCTCGGCCTCGGTCTCGCGCTTCTTGCGTCGCTCTTCGATTTCAGTCGCAACGATCCCATCGGCTTCTTTGACGAGATCTTCCATTTCAGCGTCCGGCTTTTCTTTCTTAAGACGTTCGAGAACCTCAGCTGGGTGACTGATAGGTGGTTCATCTGGCTTCGTGTAGTACTTGGAGTTCTCATCCCCAGCCTTAATGTACGTATTGGACGCACTCTCGATCATATCTCTCTTACGCTCTTCGAACATCTTGGCCGCCATTTGTTGATTTTCCTTATAGCCCGACATGAGATCTTCCAATTTTTCGTTCGTGTAATGAACGTCTTCTATGGTAGACGAATCTGGTGGAATCAACAACCACTTGTACATGTCTACGACATAGATGTCAAAAGTCGCGTCTTCTCTTTGAAGACGCTTTGCGTGATTCGAAGCTTCGTCTCTGGAGTTGAAAGCTCCCCGGATTTTAATACCGAATTTGTCATTCTTCTGAGGGCATTCCGGGCCAACAACCGATAGGCAAGCATAAAGCTGACCAGGAACAGTGGTGTAATCTTGTTCAAGAGACATTTTTCTAAAATAACATGTGCTCAAAACTTTAAGCCGGCTTAAAAGATATACACATCAATATACCAAATGGTTCATGAATTTTGGAATACTCAACCCATGCCACAGAATCATTGTGAACGCGTTGGTGAGATTGATTCTTCTAGGACATATAGCGAAACGCCCGTTACATTACCTAAACACTATGAATGGTCGACGTGTTCTATAAATGAAATATCCGAATTTTTGTCTTCACATTACATACGCGATGAACACTTTTCGTTCAAATATTCAAGGGATTTCGTGGAATGGGCCACGGAGCCCGATTGGAATTTAGGTCTTCGAACAAAGTCGGGTGGAAAACTAGTCGGTTTCATATCCGGTGTACCGACCAAGTATAGAGTACACGACACAGTCCTCGATGTTTTACAAATTAACTTTCTCTGTGTTCACGACTCCATTCGAAATATAAGACTCGCCCCAC